TCCGATAGGTGATGTAGTCAATTGAGACTGTCATCGACTTGGCATGCTCAGGTGGCATGTTCACTAGGACGTAATTCGGAAAGCCTTCTTCGTACTTCATGCTCGGATGGAGAAAGGCTGGCTTACCATCCTCAAGCATCGAGATAATGTTGCGCTGATGGTCAAAGGTTTTGGAGTTGAGGAACTTAGCCCGAAATTCCTCAAAGGTGATCCCAGCATCCTCTTCGGAGATAACACCATCTCTGCGCTGAACAGCGCGAGCTAAATCAATCGCCTCTTTAAATTGCGCGTCAGAGGCGCGATAGTACTCATATGATTTTATGGATTTGCCTGTAGCGCGGACGCTGTCCGCGATGGAAAATCCTTTTGTTACCATCTCAACTATCGTCTGCTTGGCCTGACTGGCCGAGATGGTCGAGTCAGGCGCGATTTTGTATTTGTTAGCCGATGGCTTGGCCATACACTACACCCGCCTTTAAACCTGTGGTTGATACAGCACCGCGAAGCGGGGCCTGTGGTAATCCCTATGGAAATAACCTATGGGTGGCGCGGTGCGCCGCCGATGGCAATAATAACCGCCGCGGCGAAGCCTCGGCATATGGTGATATATACATAGCGGCGGTGAAACCGCCTGCATATGAGGGTTAGGTTAATTAAACCCTCTATATATACTAAGGTGGGAAATTTAGTGTTTGTCCCGCTTTGAATCATGTGAGTTATGTCACATTGCATAAAGTCAGTATTTTATACTGGTTTGGGCGCAAAAATAGTTTTAGCTTGTCTCATATAGTGAGACTATATTTAGAAAAAATCATTGGGTTGATAATACTTAATACTAAAGTACTATTTAAAAACCCCCCGAGTCGATAAGTAAATCTATATGCATTTTTGATTTACGACGCGCCCGTAGGCGCGACAGCACTGTATTTTTTGCGCAAGATTGCATTACTTTTGGGCGGGATTGATTACTTATTACTAATAATTGCATGATGATTGATGGCTATTGATAATGATTGATGGGTGCTTGATAATGGGTGAGGATACTGTCTATCTGGCAATATCTGGCAATATTGGGGGGCGATATGCAGCTATCATCTGGCCATGATCTGCCATGATTGGGGGCATGATGGGCAGCCAATGGGCAGAAGATCGACCATGGCGGCAAGAATGCAGCTCTCAAGCGGCTAGACAATAACCTAAAAAAATGTCTAAATAATTATAACAAAAGAGTTATAAAATTATGGCGCAATATGGCCCGATAGATTCGACATTCTGCTATTTAGTCGCAATACTAGGACAGTGAGCAGCCGCTCACTCATACGATTAGATAGGATAATCCATGAACACAACTAAACTCAGCTTGCGCGATATAGCTAATGCTATTGAGCAAGATTGGAAGAATGTCTCGCCATATGCTCGCCCATATCTCGACGCCATGAAAGAGCTAAATAGCGCATCTGATAGCTATTTCGCCGACAGCGGTTCAAGCGTCGTGATGTACTTTCTCGCTAATGCTGCAAGCTATCGCGGCGAGAATGCCCGCGCCTATAAGGCACAACTCAAGGCCATGGTGAAGTAAATGGCTAAAAGAGCTAAGAGCTTTACAACACTCAGCGACGCGAACGGCGTAGTTTATGCTCAAGCAGAATTAACTCAAGCCGCCACCGATAGACTTATAAAAGAATATAAGAGGGCAGGGATTGAGCTATTCGCTAGCGGTTCGGTTGATCAGCTGCTCGAGCAGGTGGATATTCTTAACGCTTTCTTAGATGAAAGAGCGGATGCTCGCGCATTGCGTGAGTCTGGCCGATTGGTCGTGATCGCATGCTAATTTATAAGATCGAGCTACAGGGCCGCGGATTGCTGCCATATGAGTTTACTAGCAAGCAAGCGGCAGAAAATTATCTGCTCGCTAGCTTTAATTCATACCGTTATCGTATCCATCGCATGAGAAAGGCTGCTGCATAATGTCTCACTCTCCGACTTATTATCGAATAAGGTCAGCTGTACGCTTTATCTTCTGGTCAGCTTTCGGGATGGCCTTTTATTTCGCTGTATGCTTTATTATAGTTAATCGGTAGATGCTTTCTGTCGCTCATAGGCCTAGCCTATGGGCGGCGGTGAGTAGCTAACTCGAGCTATTCAGCCATAGATAGGACATGACATGGATACAAAAGAGCTAACGTGCGCTGAGCGCATAGCAGACAGCCTAAAGAATACAGAAGAAAGTCTAGGCGCGATCTACGACGTAATCGACGGTAAAGTCGATCAAGAGAGCGAGGAGAGCGAAACTAGCCAGATGGATGATGCGTACAGCGAGCTGTATGAGTACGCGCTAGGCATCGACTCAAGCAAGCATACTGTGATCACACTCTCATGGGGTGGCCCTGCTAGCCATCTCGAGGTAATTCATCGCGGGACGGATATTTACACTCTCACTTATCGTTTCTCGGATTGGTTCGATACGGCCACCGAATTGATTACAGATGAAGAGAGCGCGGTTTATCGCTACGCGCAAGAGATGATTAACATTCAAGAGGGAGAATACTAAGATGGATACAGCTACAGCACCTTCACCCGAATATCTCATCGATCTAACTAACTCTTGCCAGTGTCGCATATGCGACGCGTGTTCGGTGGGTACAGAAGATGCGACCTGTCAAGAGTGTGGGCAGGATACGCGAGAGTGTACCTATTGCGACGGCCAGTGTTTTGAATATAAACTCGATTATCTTGAAGAGCTAGTCGAGGATTATGCCGCTTTCAATAAATGCGAGTATTTACGCATCGAGGGGCGGCGCATGACATGGCAATATTTAAGCGGCTACGCGATTATCAAGGCCAATAGTAAGGCCTTGCTAGATTCTCTTACTTTTAGCGGCGATTGGTCGCTAGAGTTTAAATATGATGATGAAACTAACGAGTTTACAGTTACTAGATGGTCGCATGATGAACCTACAGGGGCGAGCTTTATCATCTCGCCAGATAAGGGAGAAGATGAAGAATGAGCGACTCAATTTCATGGCAAGAGCTAGCAGATCTAACTCACGCGACAGCGGTTCAGCGGTTTAACTGGTGCGCATGTGAAGATCTAGAAGATAAGCAAGAGCTGCCATATGCTGATTGCGAGGGGGCTAAGGTATGAGCGCACGCTGCCGCCATCTCTGGCGATACATCGACGCTTTCTCGGCATGGTGCCCGAAATGCGACGCGGAGAAGTATCACGGGGAGATAATTTACAGCCCCGACAGTGAATAAATAAACAGCAAGAGACACGGGCGCGGGGGCTTGACACTCTCGCGCTCTTTCTGTATTTTCACACATGACCGCCCCCGTGGGCGGATTGGGCCGAAAATTAATCAAGCGAAAGGATAGGATAATGACCGAATACCAGACAAGCAGCTTTGCAGCTGCCAGCCATAATAACGCGCCTACTGGTGCAGTTGAACCGCGCCCAGAAGCGCGTGTGGCAGCGAAAAATACTGAAGTAACTGTCGACTTTATCAAAGAACAAGCCTTCAGCCAGGGCTACGATAGGGCCATAAAAGATGTAATGGAGATTATTAACAAGCAGCAAGCGATAAACGATACACTCGGGCGTATCGGTGGTGAAGATCTTCACGTCATTCGCACCAAGATCAAGGAGATGTACATTTAATGCCACTACAGCCCGACGCTAAGCCATCATGTGCCAATCCTGAATATGACCCTGAGTGGTGGTACCCAGAACATACTACCCGTGGCGGGTCGCCGTCACCCGCTGCCAGAGCTGCGCAAGAACGCACCATCGAGAACGCCGTTCTAGCTATGAAGATATGCCAAGAATGTCCTCTGTTTAGAGATAACTCATGCCTTGAATATGCAATGGAAGATACGCATACAATTGACTATGGAATATACGGCGGGACACTGCCAGTTGAGCGACGTAAGTCAGTTGGCATGCTGCAAGGTGTTCATGACCGCTCAGTGATGTGGGTGCATATTAGGCAAAAGGCTACCCGAGCTGGCGTACTACCAGTAAAGGTGACAATGAGAGAAAGGCCAAAGACATCAACATTTCAATTCATCGACAGGCAACATGTCGCAAAAGATACATCGTCGGATTTTTGGGAGTAGTCGTAGCATCTCTTTGGTTGTCGAATAACCCATCAATTGCGATCAGCGATCATCTGCCATCTGCCAAGCACTTTGCTCGCGTTCTCTACGAACGCCAAGGTGGGAATGCTCACCAGTGGGGCTGTCTATTGACTCTCTGGACTATGGAAAGTCGTTGGGATTACAAGGCCGTTAATCGACGGTCGGGGTCGCGGGGAATACCGCAAGCACTTCCCGCGAGCAAGATGGCTCAATTTGGCAGAGACTATAAATATGATTATCAAACTCAAATTAGGTGGGGCTTGCGTTACATCATGACTCACTGGAATAATAACGCATGTAACGCTCTCGAACATGAAAAGAGGATAGGATGGTACTAAAATTGGATGAAGAAGCTGTGCGGACTATCCGCAGAGAATACAAGGTGGCCAAGACTACCGAAGGCCGCGGGACTACCGCAGTTAATGTAATCGATCTGGCCAAGCGTTATGGCATAAGCCAAGAGACTGTGCGCCGTATCGCTCACTACAGCATGTACAAGTGGGTGCAAGATGTATGATCATGAACTGCCACTGATTTACTTCCATGTGCTAGCTAAAGATAAGGCTAAAGTACTGCCATACTGGCTAGAGCAGAACTTAGATAACCTGAACTACCCACGCGATAAGATCATTCTTAGCTTTAGAACTAACAACAACAACGACGATACAGCAGCGATCATTGAAGAATGGATCTATGAGCAGCCTATTCGCGCTGCACAAGGCTATGAGTCTGACGCTCGTCTCTTTGAATGGCGTGCGACATGGTTTGAAAGTGATGATGTGCCAGAGCAGGTGCAACGCTTTGGCGTGCATGAATGGAACGCTGAACGCTTTGATGTGCTCGCCAAGTTACGCCAGGAAGGTATCCAAGACGCTAAGGATATGGGCGCACACTACTTTGTCTGCGATGTGGACAACTTTCTATTACCAGACACTCTACGCACGCTGGTAGAGGCTAATAGACCCGTTATTGCCCCTATTCTGCGCTATGCAGTGGCAGAAGGTGAAGAAGATCATGCTGGCTACAGCAACTATCATCACCCAGTAACAGCTACTGGCTACTTTCAGAATAGTGACAAGTATTTTGCTCTGCTTAATGGCGTAGTGCGGGGTATCAAAGAGGTTGACCTGGTTCACTGTACCTATCTAATTGATAACAAGGTGCTAGACAAGACCAGTTATTTTGATGGTACTGATGACTACGAATATGTCCGCGTGGCTCGCAACTGGCGCAAGAATAATGTGCCACAATATCTCGATAACCGCCAGATCTATGGCTATCTCACACTGCATGAAAATGTTGACGCGTGTAAGTATTGGATGGGGAAACTAACTAAATGACTTACGATATTGAAGCTGATGAATGGTATGGCACCTGTGGTGCTTGCAAGGTAGAACTATTTGCCCCGACTAAGACCATGTACGCCTTGCAATACCGCCGTCACACCAAGTCCAAAGATTGCTTAGGTGGCTACTGATGAAAGCCAAGCCAAGTGAGATTAAAAAGATGGCTGCCCTGCTTGAAGAGGATGCAGAGTCAAGCGAGGATATGGCTAAGCGCGTTTGGGAGCTGGTTGAGGAATTAACCGCCAAGCGTGAGCAGTACATGGCCGTCGTTGTACATCCAAGTGTGAAGGTTGCTATTGCCATTGGGCCATACAACACTGTCAATCAACTTCGCAAGGACTACGAAAAGCATTGCTCGCGCATAGCGGACGATGACTATGGTATAATTGCGACGGTGCGTGATCCTATCCACGCATAACGATAAGCCTCGCGTTCCTATCCA